ATTCTGTTTTCTTTCAAATGGTTAATCGCAGTAGCGGTCTTAGCAACAGTGACAACTGTTTCAGTTTCAAGAGGAGGATTCATTCTTCACATCTCCTGCATAGGTTCAGCCAGGTAACCACGATGTGTTCCTGGTATCATATCAATCTGAATCAAAAGTTGATTCCCGACTTCAGCAGTTGGAATCCAAGTAACCTTCAGAAGTCCACAAGGAGCATTACCACCCTTGACTCTGGCAATACCAACATTCGTGGTAGCAGAAGTCGAATAAATCTGGGTGTTATCATGCCATTGCAATCCAGTCATTTGGTTAGCACCGCCAGGATACATAGTATCCACATTGACTCCATCATTTTCAAATGGATACGGAGCAATGTTATTTTCAGTAATCATATCTTCTATTACTTCATGCGAAGTAGTTTCGCCCTCATTAAATATAGCTGACATCCAATTCTGCGGATCAAGTCCAGCAGTATCTGCAGCATCATCCGGTGCATTCGGATCAACAACGTTAGGTAAACCACGAGAAGCAGCATATCCCTCAATAAGTGATACTGCATCAAGTCCCGAAGCACCTACTCCAGGATAACTAGCCCCTGTAGCAATTAACTCTAAATCCTGAATGTCCAAAACTCCTGGTGCCGGAGTTAAAGTTGAAGCAGTCGGAATATAAATCTTAGAAGCTTCCCATTCTCCAGGAGAAGCAACTCCACCAGGAGACATTGGTAAAAGATTAGCACCAAAGCCTGCAGTATGATGATCTTCATCTGCATAAACTTTGAAATCCAAAAATCGTGGTCGGACAGAATCAGACTCTGAAAGAGCTTCATTATTCATCCGAGTCCATGCGGCAAACGATTTATGCCAGGCATTCGACATAACCCAAGTATTAGGTAATGTATAAACAGAAAATGTTCCTGAAGAAGCACCTGTTATTTTCATTCCAGCAAAGCCCCAATTAAGGCCTTGTCTTAGAAATTTTCTCGAAGCAATACTCGCACATTGAGATAGATCAATGAAACCAACTTGTGGAATTCCAGCACCGGTTGGATTTGCAAGAGCAAAAGTCAACGTTAACGGTACTGGTTCCATCTTAGGAGTTCTGCGAGTCATTTTGTTGTTATTACGGCGAGCCATAAAACACCTGGGGGTATAGGGGGTCTATAAATTACTGCCCCCCGTAGCCACCCAATGCACAACACTTCGAAGTTGCCCAGTTAACTTCGGGACTCAGGATGCATGCACCCGGATTCCTATCTTGTTAACCCTTCCACCGACAACGACGGTTTAAAAATTAGTAAGGCAAGATGCTTACATAAATTAGCAATTACAACGAATTACAAACTTACCAGAGTGTTTTAATTTGAACACAGGGCAAGTACAAAGATAAGTAATTAGTTTCTGTTCTGAAGGAGCTGATTTCTCTTCGATAAAATATTTACAGCTACAATGTTCTTCAGACATGAACTCAAGAGTACCAAATAGATCTAACACTTCCTGGCATGCCAGGCAAAGTGTCATTACAAACACCTACAATCTGTAGGCCAACAATATCGACAATTCCTATAGTCTGTAATTATCAAGATTAAATCCGAGTAGTGGTATTCCATAACCCCTACTAATAAAATACGGTAAATAAACCTTAACTAAAATCAAATCCCCAAAGGGATCTATTGTATGCAACATCATACACGTCATAGGCTAGTAAAGCCCAACCTACTCCTGGTATTAAACGCCCACCGACTTTGGCACCTGCCTTAGCACCAGCCTTAGCCAACGCCTTACTGGGTGGAATTGGGAAGCGACCAACAAGACTTCCCACTCTGGCTCCAATACGTTCTGCTTTAGAAGCAGCTTGAGTATAATGGAAGACAGGTTTCGCCCAAGGATTAAACCTGGCATAAGTAACGTGAGAGAACATCTGTTCTCCTCGAACTCCAGCTTGTATTAAACTAACAGCTGGAAATAAGTTTGCTACAGCTGTAGCCATACCTACCAATGCGTAAGGAGTAATATCATCTTGTGGATCATATTGCTTCCACATCCACTTCAAAGGTCTTGAAGTTAGATCATGTTTAATTTCAAGTGGATTAAACATTATTCCACCCACTCAAATGAACATCCTACACAGATGACGTGGTGAACTATTCCTTCTGAAGAAGTATCGATAGTTTCTCTACTATGGATAAGTGATCCACAACGAGTACAAGGAACAGCTGACATTATATCATCTCTTCTTAGGTGCAGAAACAAGTTTCTTTGAAGACTTTTTCTTATCAGTATAACGGTATCGAACTAACTTACCGTCTTTTTTGAAAGTCTTACCATAATTATATTTCGCCATCAATAGCACACTCCTTGAGCCTTCTCAATAAACACACTGGTTAACCCCAGCAAATGTGACGCTACCAAAAGCAACAGATATTCGATTCTGTTTTCTTTCAAATGGTTAATCGCAGTAGCGGTCTTAGCAACAGTGACAACTGTTTCAGTTTCAAGAGGAGGATTCATTCTTCACATCTCCTGCATAGGTTCAGCCAGGTAACCAC